ATGTAGTAAATGAATTTAAAACATATAAAAAAGATTATTCAGAAAATGCAGGTATTCAATTTTCAGAAATATTTGATGTTTCCTCAAGCGCTCTGGCAAGAGAAAAACGAAAAATTAAAACAGACATAAAGTTAGATACACATATTCAGATTAAATTAGATATTAATAGACCTGAGGCTTCTGAGGATTATCTAGAACAAGGATATGATCAAGAAAAGAAAATGTTTTATTACAAAGTATATTATAATTCAGAGATTTAAAAAAATATGGGAACAAATACAAAAAAGGTATACATAGCTGGAAAAGTTACCGGATTAAATTATCGTGAAGCTTTTACCGAATTTAAAAAAATAGAAAAAGACCTCATCGGTCAAGGATATGAGGTAATAAACCCTTTAGAAATAGTGCCCTCTAATAACAGCTGGGAGGATGCTATGAAAATATGTATTAGAGAATTAACCTCTTGCTATGCAATTTATTTACTACCTAACTGGCACCAGAGCAGAGGAGCTAAACTGGAGGCTCATATAGCCTCAGAGTTAGGCCTGGAGTTTACAGGTGAAGAAAGTTGTAAAAACACGATCTTAAAAATTAATTAAACTATAATTAAATAATATTTAAAACCTATTAAATCAAATGTTAGCTACAAAAAAACAAGTTATTAGAATTCAAGCAGCTGCTTCAAAAAGGTTTCAATGCCGTGAGGAGCGGCTTGCTTTTTTATCTGATTTTTTCAACAGGGAAATTAAAAGCACCAAGGAACTGGCAGAATGGGAAGCTTACGAACTTATTGTATACCTCAATACGGGTAAAGTACGGGATAATACTTCTTATGCTCGGTTTGACACGCAAAACAGCCGGCATCGTACCATACTTTCCTTATGCCACCAGTTGGGTTGGACACAGGATAACGGATATGTCGATTTAAACAAATTAGGAGGCTGGATAAATAGCAACCGGTGTCCTGTAAGAAAAAGGCTTAAGGATATGACAGAAAAAGAACTAAGTTGTAAAATAATTCCTGCATTGCAGAATATGTTAATAAAGAAATACCCATGACAACCTATTACAAGTTAGAAATCATAAAAACCGGCGCCACTCTTAAACTTAGTTTTCGGGGTGGCAAATTTTTAAGATTGGAGCATGTTTCCGGCAAGCTTAATGAATCGCAGCTACGCCAGATAGGACTGCTTATTCCCCCAAATGAAAGCCAGTTAGAAAATTATATAAATAGTTTAATAGATAAAGTATCATACACAAAAATAGAAAAAGGAAGAAGTTTATATACGCTTTTTATAAATGAATGGATCAATTTTTATACCCAGCATTTTGGGTATGCTCCTAAGTTTTCCCCCATAGATGGTGTATCCCTTAAATCTATCATCAGTTATTTAAAAACCCTTACCGGTAGTGAAGATGAGGCACTTGCTTTATGGGAAGCTATCCTGTATAATTGGAAGCAACTTGATGAATTTCATCAGAAAAATACTGATTTAAAATATATCAATAGTAGAATCAATGTAATCTTACAAAATGTCAAAAGAAATACTACAAAAAAACAAGCAGGAGTTAGTGGAGAATACCTCCAGTCAGTTATTAGAGATTTACAATCCTAATACTTGTTTTAAAACAATGAGTAAGTGTAATACACCACAAAAGGCCATTTTATCCAATACTCCTAATCTGGCATCTATGGTAAGAGAATTGGGTGCAACTAAAATAGAGTCTTACCTGAAATTATGGATTATAGATTTAAACAGCACACTTGATTTAAAAAAGCCGTTTACAGAAGTACAAATAGATAAGCTGGCCTTTCTAATTTTAGATGAATATAAAGCCTTAAATATAGCCGATATACATTTGGTATTTAAAAGAATTATTACTCAAGCCGAAGTGTACGACCGGATCAGCATCCCTACTGTAATGAAATGGTTTAACGATTATTTTAATGAGCGTTGCGATTGTGGTGAAGAAATGTCTTATCAGGAGTATTTGCAGAAAAAAGAACCTCCGGTTATGGATTATGAACGTAGTTCATGCAGGGATATTCGAGGAGAAATCCAACAGGCTAAAACCTTTGTAAACCAAGAAAATATACGAAAAACTACAAGTAAAACCAGACAAAAGAAGAATGAAGCCGGTAAATAACCATGAAATATGGAGGCTTTGTCCTCATTGCCAGAGTTATTACGATGCAAGGGTACATGACAATATGTGCCCTTATTGCCATAAATTAGTTTATGAAAAATAGTAAAAAAATAGTATTTTTGTTTTATGTCGTTTGCATTTAAAATAAAACATACTAAAGAAGAAAAGATTAATAGGCGAAATGAACTCATACGCAACCGTTTTTGTTATTTGATTAATGAAAAACATTACAGTACAGATTATGCCCTGACTATACTGGAAAATGAATTTTTACCCTTAAGTTCGCAGACGCTATGGCTAATAGTAAGTGAAACAGGATATTACAAAGGCCGATAATATGAAAAAATTACTATTTATTTTACTTGTTTCTTTTTCTGCGTTAAATGCCCAGACTACTTTTTCTGATGCGGACATTGCTGCTGCTGCGGGTAATCGTTATGAAACCCTATTAACTAATGTTGATATAGTAGACAGTGATGGTGCTATCCAAGGTTTTATGCAATTAGGATTAAACTTTATTCATAGTGACCGAAAATACAATATAAATAACAACCAGTATATACAGTATCGTTTTGAAAAAGATATATTTACAGATAAAAAAGAAACTATTTATATGTATTACCGCTTGTATAAAAAACAAATCCCGCAGTATAACCTTCCTCTCACTACCAAGGTAGAGATTTGGGGAGATTATGCAAATGTGATTAAGTTTTTTATCGGTTTCTGGTCTCGTCAATTAGATTTTGAAAACATAAAGCCCGGTACCGTGGTCAATACCCGTTTTTTAACCGACATAGCCACATTACGCGTGGATGGCTCCACCGCAAAAATTACCGTGGTAACCGCCAAAGATTATAAAAATTCCTCAAACCCGGAACCGTCTCTAAGTGTAGTTCCGGTGAAAAAAAAAGAAAAAACCGTAAAAGAATATATAAAAATCAATGATTTAACCGATTTTGAAAAGAAGGTTATTATAAATAATCTGCAAAGCCAGCTCCAAAATAACTGGCTTCGTTTTTCATCTCAATCGGTAAAAGAAGCTAATTTTACCATTAAGGTATCTCAGACTAAAGGGGATACTAATGCTTACTATCAGACAGAAGGTACTCTGCCGGGATTACAAGATTTTTTAACTCAACTATCTGCCGGAATTCATTCCCATACGGATGATTTGCAGGATACTTTACAGGTCAGTATCCATAAAGGACAGGTCAGTATTACATATCAATAATAAAATCCCCCTTTCCCGAAGCTTTCGGGAAATCTTTTTTATTTATATAATTAACCATTAAATCCGGTTCAATCTCCACCCGGTTTTCGTTGGTGTCTGCACTGCTATCGTCTACCATCTTACAGGAATATTCAAAAATAGTTACGATTAAATTCCCGTGGTCTTCATCGTCTTCATCCACTACCCGGCTCATATTTTTAAAGAAAGTGCCTGAAAGGTTTTGTAATGCCTGATGTACTTTCTCGTTAATATCAAAGAATTCCAGAGCCTTTTGCTGATTAATAGAACCCTCATAGGCATCTGCATAATTTTCCACTACAACACGAACCCGTATCACGGCATCGCCGAGCTGCCCTCCCATGCTTATATTGTTCCAGTCTGTCCGGCCATAGCTTAATAAAACCGCAGGACGTGGAAATACCCAGTTTCTCACGTTGTCCAGCTGTCCCCTGTATTTATCAATATATTTAATTGCCGGCACCTTGGTTTTAAGATGCTTTGTTATTTCTAAAAAGGTATGTTTTTTTACACTCATTGTAATGCTTTTTCAAGTTGCCGGGCAATCATACGGTCAAGGGCTACATACAAAGCCTTGCTTTCTCCTATAAATTGCCTTTTAGGCATGGTTAAATATTGTTTTTTGGTTAAGGCTAAGCTTTTATAATACTCATCCTGCGTTTCCATGTACTTAGCCCAGAAGAAACGCCTCATTTTTGAGGTAACCTTTATTTTTCCCCCACTGTTATGCAAAGCGGCATAAGGTATATGCTCACCAACTCCAACCACAACTACTTTCTCCGTTATTTTCAAAGGTTTGATAGCCCTTCGTGATTTCCCTGATTTTACCAGTATTGCCCGTCCTTTATCTTTTGGGTTTTTCCGCTCTGGCCATTTTTTAAACGGCTGGTCTACAAATCCCTGAACCTGAAAATTCCGTTTAAAAAAATTCTCAGCACTCATGGCGATACGTCTGGGTATCTGTGAACGGAAAGTTTTATATTTCTTTTCCAACTGCCCAAATGTAATGCTGTTATTGTTTGTCATAATTTACTTATTATTCGCTGGCTCTTATTTCCAAGTCGGTAATAGATTCATTAAATATATTCCTCAGTTCTCTTTTGATCTGCTCCGGAGTGCTTCCCAACTGGTTGCTTACAATGGTCAGCTCCTTGACAAAAGACTGAATATTAAAAGTCATATGCTTTTCTGTTTTCTCGCTACCGGAGGAAGGAACCGAAAGCTCTGCGGCTTCTTTTTTGTTTTTCCCATCTCCTTTTCCTTTTGAGCCTGCCCCGGCCGTACTAAGACTGCTAAAATCATTTTTTCCTGCAAAATCTTTTACCGGGGTATCTGCTGATACTTCAAATAAACCTTTACCGGATTTATTCTTATTCTGTGCTGCTTCTTTTACTCCCTGCTGGTAGGCATCTCCCATTTTCTGTCCTAATCCCTTAAACTTCCCGGCAGCCTTTTGGGCAGCTTCAATTCCAGTTAAATCTTTAACCGCTTGTTTTCCTGCATCAAAAGCGGCGCTCCATTCTCCTTTAAAAAACAGCATCAAAGCCCTGCCCATTCCGGTAATTCCTGAAATCATGGTTTTAATCCTTTCAATAACAAATATTTTAACCGCATCCCCAAAAGTTTTTAACGCTTCCCAAGCGGCTTTAATTCCACCTCGAAACCAGCCTATTTTATTATTAGCATAGATAATCGCGCCGATCAGGGAAACAACTAAGGTAATAACTGCCCCTATCGGATTGGCGGTCATGGCAGTATTCCACGCCCATTGAGCCGCTACCAGCCCCCCGATAATTGGAGCCAGTGGACTTATCAGGTCTATAAAAAACGCCAGTCCGTTGGAGAGTATTTCCACTACTACTGCCAAACCATTCATTATCGTTGTTACGGTTTTAAGCGTATTTCCTCCTGCGGAAAATCCTTTGAATAAGTTTACCAAAGAATCCCAGAGAGGGGACAAAGCCTTAAGTATATTTCCGAAAGCATCTTGGACGGGTTTAAGCATAGGAATCACAGAAGCTGCCCACTCAGTAAAAATGGTCATATTTTCCAGAACTTTTAATTTAACTCCTTCTATGATACCCCCGAAAGAACGCTGGAATTTTATTGCGGCATTGTTTTTCCGGTTTTCTGCGGCTTCCATGGAACTGGCAGCGGTCTGCATTCCCTCTCCAAAGGTTTTTTGAAGTTGCCCAGCAAAGGCGGGTAAAAAATCCTTGGTATAAATCTTTCCGTTATTTAATAAGTCTACAAATTTGCTTTCTGTCATCCCCATAGCCTCTGCTGCTATTTTTAGGGCACCCGGAATCCGGTCTCCAATCTCGCTTTGGAAATTTCCCAAAGAAACCTTTGAATTTTGAGAAAGTTTACTTACTACCCCCAACAGGCTTTCCAATTCCCCCCCTGTATTTTTTAATGCCATGGAGGCCGTGGAGAAACCCTCAAAGGTTTTATTTACTTTTTCGGAAGTGTATCCGGCCTGTAACATTTTAGCGTTCATCTGGTCATAGCCTTTATAAGAGGAATCCATGTCCAGATTCAACCGTTTGATCGTGCCGTCCAGATAAGAAATATTTTTTTCTCCTTCTTTTCCTGAACGCAGTAAAATAGAGCTGCTCAATTTATCGAAGGTTGTTTTAGTTTCCAACGCCTGAGAGGCAACCGAAGTAAGAGCGCCAACGGAAGCGATTACCCCCAAGACCCCTGCCAGTTTTATAGCTCCCCCGATAAGAGAGGAAAAACCGGAAGCTCCCCGTTTAGCCATATTGGAAATATTCCCCTGTGTTTTATTTACTGCTTTGTCCAGTCCCTCTGTTTCCTTGGTTGCTTTTCGGATTCCTACCCCAAAGCCCTTATCTATTAATTCTATTGCATATTTTAATCCGTCCATATATCATATTTTTTGTATATTTGTAAGGAAGACTTACGAGACTTCGCCCACAAAAGGAGCTCCGCCTGCGGCGTCTCCTTTTATTTTTTTAATATTCTTTCAAACTCCCTGCTTTCTATCTGTTTACGGGAAAACACATAAAATTTGTTATTATTGAATAATAGCCCGACAAAATGAATACGCCGCCCGGTATCGTTTTTTATTTCCGCCTGTAATGCCCGGATAATATCCTGTTTGTTATAATTATTCCCGTTGATATGCAACAGTACATTTTTATTCTGTTTGCTTCCCTGTTTCAACTCTCTTTTAATAGTATTAAAAAGATTTTTAAAATGCGTTAAAAGTTTAAATTCCCATGGAATCCCGTTTATTTTAGCATCAGGGCTTTTTAAGGCTGAAACTGGAAGCAATTCCACAGTAAATCCCGCCTCTTTCAATATTTTTGAAGTGAATAAATTTTGATTTAATTCGCTTATGTTATGTGATTTATGATAAACAATATAAGCACCTGTTTGTTTATTAATTCCCTTTTTAACATAGTCTTTTCCATATTCCTCATATTTTTTTATCCTTTGGCTAAGCTTCTGCTCAGGGGTATAAATAAGCAACCCTTTTCGGTAACTGTCCGGGTTAGTAATGATTTGCAGGCTTTGTAAGGTCGCTTTGTTTTGCCGGTCAAAATGTACCAAGGCTTCCAACGTACTGCCTTTGTAATATTTTATATACCGTTTGTAATGGATTCCTCCGGCTTCAAACCAGTAAATCTCATCTGCATTTTCCAATATATCCACAGCGGCTTTTTGCATTCGGGAATCCAGCCTGTCAAAATAGGACTTCTGTACCCATGCAGGCATATCCTGAGCATCCGTAATACGGATATTCCCTCCGCGGTCGGTTAATTGGTAGATATTCAGGGATTTTTCAGGCCAGCTGCTTTTCGGGGAAATAAAACCAAAGGGTTTTAAATCAAAGGCCGAAAAATCAAACATTTCAGGATTTATACTGGATATGCCGGCTTTGGTTAAATAATTTTGGGTAGCATTAAAGACTTCCTGTGCTTCCCCCCAGTTTACATCAAAGCCTTGTCTTTTCATTCGTTCGTATCCTTCCGGATCAGCCGTTACGGCATCAGAAAAACTGCTTATTTTACCGGTGTAAGTAGCCGGCACGTCTTCTGCATCGCTCCGACAATTAAAATGTAAAGGAGGTAAAAATACCGACGCTTTTTTATCTCGCTTATCAAAAACTATATTATCAAGCGAACTACAAACTAAAGTTGTTCCTTCATCTAACATCGCAACAAAACGCCAATAAGGAGCTATATCTATATCCCGCATCATTTCCACGTATTTGGCTCCCATCTGGGCAACTGCCCACGCATGATCCCATTCAGCGCGCAACCAGATTTCCTTATAATTGGCAAACATACGTTTTACCCGTTCCCGAAATTCTGAAAAATCCTTACTGGTTTTCAGTATTTCATTGAGTTGTAAGATTTCGCTTAGGGTCTTATCCATTCCGAAACGGTGTATATTGGCTTGGAAAAGCTCCATGGTCAAATGGTCGGTACTTTCAAAATCAAAATCAATGTTTCCCCAACCTTCTTTTAATGCCTCCAGTAATTTTTCGTGAGTATGGATAAAGTCTTTATTATTCCAGTTAACACTTTGCGGGTCTTCGTAGAATTGCCGTAAAAAATCTTCTTCCTGCGGGGTTAATTCTGCTTTTATATCCTGAATAACTCGGTGGTTTTCTGCCCCATGCACATTTACATGGGCATGGGGCATATTAAAACCCATATAGGAACTTTTAGGAGGTTCGTTTGTAGGCTCCGGGCTATTATTCGTATCATATTCTCCTATAATTCCAACATCCAGCTCTGTTTCGATCTGCTCCTTTTTAACCTTGTAACCTAATTCTTTTACTCCCTTAAAAATATCCAGACGTTCTTTCGGGCTGGTTTGTTCGTTATAATTCCACTGGAATTCATCCCCTTCTTCAAAAGGATACCCTAACCCCTGTAAAAGTGGCAGCAGATCATCATTTACAATATATTGCACCCGCAGCTCGTCGTCCAATTCTATCAGTCGCTGTGTACTGTCAATAATAGAATCTGCCTTAGCACGGCTTCCGGTATCCTTGGCCGTTTCCGCATTTCCCTCTAACAATATGGACAATTCCTCATTAGCAGCCTTGCGTTTTTCATTGAATACATTAAAACTGTCCCGGCTGGTGCTTTCTTTAATATCTATTTCCACCCCTTCTGGAAAACGTCCCCACTGAGAACTTCCCAAATCCTTTAACCATTTATCTATTTCTGCCTGTACCCTTTTATCCTGTATGGATGTTTTAGCTGTCCGTATAGGGATACCAAACATTTCTTCGAATTCATCCCAGTTCTGCCAACTGTGTTTCTTAAAAATCCATAATGGTGCAGCCTTATCCAACAAGCCTAAGAAATCCTCGTAATTTATCCATATCAGCCATTTATTTAATTCCGTATCTCTGAATTTAATTCCCTGTTGGTCTGCCATGTCCTTTAAAATAATTTCTTTTTCAGGTATAATATTTTGGCGAGGAATAAGTGCAATTTTCTTGATGTATCCGTTTTTATCCAGCTCTTTGGGATATATCAGAGAATATCCGAAATAAACCGATTCCACGGCATATTTAATAAACTGATTGAACCATTGTTTTTTCAACAGTTTGGTTTTCTCATAATCAATCTCTCCGTTTTTATTTACAATAACAAAACCCTTGTTTGAAATCCGGAGTTTCCGCGTATCTGAAATACCATAAATAAAAGCATCGCCTAAAATGTCCTCAAATAAATCAATCAATGAATTACGTCTTGGATTTTGAGTGGATAGGGCTGACATACGAGATTTTTTCCACTCCCGTATTTCTTTTTTATATAAGGAACGTTGGTTTTTTATTGCATTTACCAGTTGCCTTACCGTTTTTTCATGTTCTGTATGGGTTGCCTGAAAACGGCTGAGTATATTTTTAAAATTAATTTTCATATTTCTTTCATTAAACTTTTACAAATTCATTTCTTGGAGCGCAATAAATACGGCTGTCATCTGTTATTATCCGATAACCGATAAATCCTAAAGGCGAAAAATATTTTTTTACAAACTTGCCTTCTATCCCTGTATATATATGTTTTAATCTCGTCAATAATTTAATATCGTTCGGATACTTTGGGATTTCCCCCTGTAGCAATACTGCCGGTATAATCCGGGTTATCTTCCGGTTTTACTTCCGGTAATATAGGGTTAGCCAGTCCGGCTGCCACTTCTTTAAGCCAATCCTTTGCCTCTTTATATCTTTTCTCCCGTAGCTCCGGTACATCCTCAGGCTGTATATTGCTATGAAGATGATACAAAGCTATATCCACCATATACATAACAATTAAATGATTTCTTTCTCCGGGAGGTTGTGAAGTATCAAAAATCTTTTTAATATCATACCTTCCTGCCAGATAGGTTTCCATTTCTGCCTGTGCTGCACTTTCTGCATCTGTCAGTACATCTTCATCCTCATAGGTAATCAGGTTTTTTACCCATTGGCGGATTTGTTTTTTATAATCGTTATCGTTTAAAAATCTCATACTACCAAGTGTTATACTCATTTCTTTCTTTTTTTCCTTGGGAAAAAGAATCTTCTACATTTTCCCCGTCAGGGGCAAAACTCAGGTGCTGATCTAAATAATACCAAGCCCCCTCGTCAGCATCGGGAGCGTCATCCGCTCCGTTATATCCCGGCTCAATGCCTTTTACCTGCATATTCCCCTCTACCATGTCCGGGTCGTTTTCCTCATCAATATTATAGTACACATTACCCGCAGAATATTCCGGCTCCATTTTTACCATACGAGAATACTTATTGGGCTTTTTACGGGTATCTTCAATAATGTATAAAGGATAATTCCCATTTCTTTTCCGCACCCTTGCCAACGCGAGCTTAACCGGTCTTGTATAAAATTGTTTTTCTATATACCAGATAATGGATACTTTTTTAGGCAGTAATTTTTCTACATCTATCATCCACTGGAATACATCTTCCAGTTCCGAGCGCCGGACATAGGATTTATAACAATACCGTTTGCAATGCCTGAGCGCCCAAATCCTGACTGCTTTATAATCACTGGTCGGGTTATTTTCAAAGGAGGGGTCAAAATACCCGATAATTACCTGCATTTGTTTAAGCTTAGGAAGTACGGCAAACCGGAAATATTCATTTTTAAATATTTCCCCCTCTACGTCTGTTTCATGGAAAAATTCCTGCTTAGCCAAAACCGGCCCGGCTTTTTTGATTTTCAGCACGATTTCCGCCAAAGTGTACCGCTCTGGCCATGCGACACGGGCTTTTATAATATTGCCCTGAGCATCTTTTACTATATCATATAAGGCTACTATTTTGGAATGAAAAATACCTTCCCGTTTTTTGGCTCCCGGTTTTATATCCCCAACCATATGCGCTAGAATGGACTTGCTGTGTATCCGGTTTCCTCCCATACAGACCCTGCCGCCCTTAATAGATAAGGCAAAGTAAAAAGCCCCTAAAATACGCTTAACAATCTTTTTAACCCGTTTCTGGTTGTGTATAATTTCGTCATCGTCTATATCGTCAATTACCCCGTAATTCGGACGTTTCTCATTTTTCCGCGCTCCCCGCGGGGATTCATTCCTGCCGTAAGCAGCAAAGCGTATTCCGTCCTTGGTAGTAAATTCCCCCTTTTCCCAACTTCCGTAATTATACTGCTCCCCAAAATCATGGGCAAACAATTCGTTGTATTGTAATTGTGCCTGTACATCGGATAGTAAGTTACAGGCGTCATCATTATTTTTCCCCATGAGTATCATGCCGGTAAGCACTCCGTGGGCAATCAGCCACATAGGAATAAAAATAGTAAGGTGTACGGATTTTGCGTGTTCCCGCGGCCATTCGGCAATACCAAAAAAATTAGGGTCTGCCAGACATTTATTAGCAAATTCTATCTGCCAATCAGCACAATCAGAATCTGCATAATTGGGAAAATAGGTTTTTACAAAATAATTATATTCTTTTAGCCCCTTTTTTATGCGGGCTTTCTGCTCGGCTTCTGTTTCAGAAAAACTGACCGCTGTTTTACTCTGTACCTGCTGGCAGAATTCCAGCCACTCGTTATAATCCCGTTTGGTTATTACCGGTGCAGCCATTATTCCCCATTTATTTTATAATCCACATACTTTTTTTGCAGCAGGTTGATCTGCTTGGCTAGCTCTGCATTTTCAGAAAATGCCCAAGAGGTAAAGTCTTTAAATACATTAATAATGTGGCTAATAGTAACCTTCTTGTTTTGCAGTTTTTCAATAGTATTAGCCAGCTTTATCAGTTTATCCGCATCTATTTTTTCGGCACAGGAAAGTTCATAAGCTTTCTCATACAGGTTGGTAATAATATTCTTGGGGGTAATGGTCTGTGCCTGCTTAATCATATCCCACGCCCCAGACTGTTTCCATACGCTCAGGGTTTTTTCCGTAATATCCACGATATCGGCAATCTCTTTCTGGCTTTTATCCGTTTCCAAAAACAATTCCAAGGCCAGCGCCTTTTTATCTTCATTACTCCGTTTATTTGTCTTTGCCATAGTCTTATTTATACAGCAAATCTCTTTAAATAAGCAGGGATTTAAAAAAGATGTGTTTAGACACTAAAGAAAAATATTTAGTATTTAAAGATTTTTCTTTAGGCATTAAACGGTTGATTTTTATACGCTTAAATACTTTACAATCTTTGCGATATAAATAATGAAAGTGCATAATGAAGCATACCAATAAATTTACCTGTGAAGTGGTTAATCAGGCGGATAATAACGCTGAAATACATATCTACGGATATATAGGTAAATATGAAGATATTGATTACAAAGGTTTTCAGAATATATTTCGCCAGACCCTCAGCAAGAACAAAGAAGTAATAATAAGGATACATTCCGGCGGGGGTTCAGTATATGAGGGTTTGGCTATATATGATTTAATGCGCTCCTCTGATAGTCATATTACTACCATTGTAGAAGGCATGGCAGCGAGCATGGCCTCGGTTATCGCCTTGGGAGGGGATGAAATCCAAATGACGGAAAATGCTTTTTTTATGATGCACGCCCCTTCCGGTGGAGCTTGGGGGGATAAAGCTACTGTAAAATCGATGGCCGACCAGTTAGAACAATGCGAAAATCGTCTTTTCTCCATATACAAAGAACGGACTAAAGCAGAGGATTCTGAAATAACCAGCTGGTTTACCCCTAATCAGGATACTTGGTTGGATGCGGAAAATTGCGGTCGGTTAGCTATTTGCGATCAAATAATAAAACCAGTCAAGAAAAGACAGTTTGAAACTACCGATATGGAAGCAAAAACAGAGGAAGATCTTTTTGCGGCTTATGCGGGCGAACTACCAAAAAATAAACAAAATAAAAATATGAATGAGGAAATTATAAACCTACTGAAACAGGCGGGTATATCTTTAAAGGCTACTTCTGAGGCCGAGATAATACAAGAGTTATCCATAGTGGCAGAGAAAGCAAACAAGGCAGATGAAGTATCTGCCAAGCTTCAGGGCATAACAGAAACCAATGCTAAAAATCTGGTTGAAAATGCACTTAAGGCCGGAAAAATTACCGCAGCCGAAAAAGAAGAATGGTTGCAGGATGCAAAGGATAATTACGAATTGACGGCCAAAGCTTTAGATCGTATGGCTGGGAAACCTTCATTTGACGGGGTAAAAAAACCGCCACGGGAACCGGAAGCGAACCACGAACTTTTAAAAGGGCGTGAAGGCTGGACCCTGGACGACTGGAGAGAAAAAGACCCTAAAGCCTTAACACGCATGGAAAATGAAGCCCCTGAAGAATTAGAAAAATTGTATAACCAAAAATTTAATAAATAAAATGGGATTAATTGACGGATTATGGCTGGAGCAATATGTTGACCCTATATTGCTGGAAGAATTCAGAAACGTAAAGGATGATTTTATTGCCACTTTTACAGCGCCTTCCCCTCAGGCGATAGATAAGGACGGGATACGCTTTAACAAGTTAAAAAATGAAATCGGGTACCATATTAACAAGGATACTCCTTTTACTCCTATAAAAGTAAACGGGCAAAGAAACTTAGTGGAATGGGATAAGCTTGATACGGATTTAACGGAGGTAACCGATGCGGAAATGCGCGCACTTGCTTTTGACAAAGAAAGTGAAATGATGCGTTTGCATCAGGAATCTTTTCGTATTGGAACCCGTAATTACTGCATGAGGAAAATAGCACCCCTTAAGGACGGGACAGGCACCCCGGTTCTTAGAACAACGGGAGCGGATGATGGTACTGGGCGTAAAAAACTGCTTTATTCGGATTTGCTTAAATTCTATATAGCAATTACCGGCTTGAACCTTATCAATGAGGCCGCAGGATATATGATATTGACCCCGGAACATCAACAAGATTTACTGGAAGACCGTGCCTCAACCAATAATTACAGGGATATTGTAATAAACCCTGCTACCGGAAATATTGAGCGCTTTTTTACGCTTAAGTTCTTCCAGAATAACCACACAGTAAAATTTAACGGTAGCGGGGAACTGGTAGCTGACGGGGCAGTACCCGAAGCCACAGACCGCAACGGCTCTTTATTTTATTATGCTCCCAATATCGTGTACCATATAGAAAGCGTGGAAACATTGTATAAACCGCTTAAGATAGATACGAGAAACCCTGACCCTACAGCCGAATTCAGGATACATACCTACGGGCTTTGTGATAAAAAACAAGAGTATGGTGTGGGTGCTTTGGTTTCCGGTATTGTATAACCTGAATGACCTGATATAATAAAAAAATATGGAAATAGAAAAACGAACCAACGAGATATTTAAGCAGCACCCGGAAGCAAATATCTTATATGTGACAAAGGACGGCCAGATATTTTTTTCCAAGTTCAAGGCGGAAAGAAACAATAAAAACAAAGGTTTTACGGAAGACCCTCAAGAGTTTTTTCGTGAAGGGTACACGCCTGAAAACGGTGAGGACTTGGACGAAATGGGAATCCTTTTGGAGGAAACTTTACAGGAAAATAAAACCCTGAAAGACGCTAATGCGGAATTGGTAGAATCCATCAAAATACTTGAAAATGTAAAAAGTGAATTTGAGAATGTTAGTAAAGAGAAAGATGCTTTACAGGCGGAAACCCAAGAATTAAAAACTGCTCTGGAAGCATTGCAGACAGAATTAAATAAATTCTCTAAAACTGCGAAAAAATGAGACCGGGATTAAAAGTTGAAAAGCTAAACGGCGGTTTATTCCGCCGCGAGGCTACGGATGACATGATTACTGCCGTGGTCATGAATGCGGTAAGCACCAGTAAAATGGAGCTGGGAAAAATCTATACCTTTTTGAATATTTCAGAGGTAGAGGAATTGGAAATTACTTCCGAATACGACGACCAAAACGAAATTTTAGTATATCACCGTTTACAACGGTTATTCCTGCGCAATCCTTCCATTACTATTAACTGTATGTTTGTAGAGCAGGATGTTACCTTAACGGAAATGGCGGATAAAGGAAAGCCATATCTAGCTAAATTATTACGGGAAAAAGGAAATAATGTGCAGGCCATGATTGCTCGCAACCCTTTGCAAGGTTATACGCCTACTATTACGGATGGTTTGGATGAAGATTCCATTACTGCCGTTTATAAAGCCCAAGAGTTGGTAAACTTTGAATTTACCCGAGACAGGTATGTAGATATATTTATTGAAGGAAGAAGCTTTACCGGAACCCCGTCTGCGGTTTTGAATCTGCGAAAATTAACCAACGTATGTCCGGATGTATCTCTGGTTATTGCGGCAGATTATGGAATATCTCAGAAAAAAGATATTTATAAGAATTATGCCGCCGTTGAAGATTTTACGGGTATGATAAGCAAAGCAGCGGTATCCCAGAATGCCGGAGAATTAATAGAAGGTTTTAACCTAACCGATTCGTCCAATAAGGCATTTATAAAGGCGGGACTTTCCGGGGGGCAACCTATTGAGGATTACAGTGAGGAGGCCTTGGATATGTTGGATGAAAAAGGCTATGTGTTTGCTGCTCCTGTTTCCGGATTAGCCGGTTTCTGGATTAATGACACGCATACCTGTGATGTGATAACCAGTGATTTTGCCTATGTGGAAAATAACCGAACGATAAAAAAGGCTATAAAACTTACTCGTACAGCTTTACTACCCCGTGTAAAAGGGCGTTTTTATGTGGATGAAAACACCGGACAACTCAGAGGAGAAGATATAAAGGAGTTGGAGGGATTGAGTAAAGAGGCCATGCGCCCCATGTTGGTAAGTGGAGATATAAGCGGGGGAATTGATGCCTATATAAACCCGGAGCAGAATTTACTGGCCACCAGTGAGCTTATAGTGAATATTACCTTCATTCCGGTAGCTATCGGAAGGAAAATTACCCTGAGAATTGGATTTAAAAACCCTTTAAATAGTAATTAAACATGACAAATATACCTATTAATGGAGAATACCATAATTATGTAAGCCTTCGGGCAAATGTTTTCGGGCGAACGTTAAGAACCATACAGGAATTAAATTACATCCGTACCGATGACATAGACCCTGTGAAGGTAGCAGGAACCGCAAAACCAATCGGATTTACACAAGGAAACGAAACTTTCGAGGGTTCTATTACCCTTTTATTAGAGGAAGTAACGGCTATTCAGTACTCCTTACCTAAAGGCAAGAGTTTACCGGATATACCTGCTTTTCCTTTAAGTGTTTCTTATGTTAATAAGCTAGGCATTCAAATATCCCATTTACTTATCGGGGTTAAATTTAAATCCAATGGGGTAAAAGTAAGCGCAGGAAACAATGAGGCTATCACAGTTGAAATTCCTTTGTACATAGGAGATATTGATTTTACCGCCTGATGGAATCAACAGAAACCTTACAGGACTTAAAAGAACAATGCAGGGCATTGGAAATTATTGTAATGCCCCGAGACACACGCAAAATACTTCAAAACAAGATAAAAATAAAAAATATGAAAGAAGAAACTAAAAAAGGAAATATAACTCCGGAACAAATTGAAGCTTGGAAAAAAGAACATGGAAAAGTTTATGAGCTAACGGTTAAAGTGTCTGATAATGATGTGGCGATAGGCTATTTACGCAAACCTAAGAGAGACCATAAAGCTACAGCCTTAAGTATGTATAAACAGGATAAAATTTTGGAATGTGGGGAATTTTTACGAGATAACTGTTGGCTGGGAGGAGACCAAAGGTTAAAAACCGTGGAAGATATTGCCGATAGTGCTGCCATCCAAGCCTCCGGGATTGTAAAATTTTTAGAGGCTGAGCTGGGGGAAGTATAAGCCCCATTGCGCAAAAAGCGGGGCTTGATTATATAAGGAAAATTAACGGGTTACTATCCTATCATTTTAAAATTCCTTTTCCTGAGGAACTTTCCGACCCTGTGTATTGGGAAAAATGGGAGCAACTCAGGTGGGTATTATGGTTTGAGGGGGAACGTCAAAAAAGCACAAGAAATCATGTCAGCATATAGTATCAATATAGCAGAATTATTTAAACAGCAATTCCATATCAATGTGGGATATATAGGGGGGAGTGTAGCCGATAAATTTTTAAATGAATTCAAAGGCATTGAGGCGCTGCCCACCAATGAAGCCCTTACCCGTCAATCCTTACAGGGAGTACCGGTGTGGGATTACCTTAAAATACTGCCCAAGGTCATAGATGGCACGGGAGAAACCTTTGAAGGCTATGAATTCCCTCGTGAAATGGTAATTGAAGCCGTATTGCCGAAAAAAATAGTTACCACGGATATTGCCGGAAGGGATGGGCAGGTAGAGGAACTTATGGGGCTGGATGACTGGCAGATTTCTTTGCGGGGGTTTATTATCAACTACGATAGTACGGATTACCCGGAAACCCAAGTAAAAGAATTAATACGGGTATGCTGTATAAAAGATACTGTGCTGGAGGTGGAAGGAACCTTTTTAAATATGCTGGGTATAACCCATATCAGCCTGCATCAGTTGAATCCGGTCGCATCAATAGGATATTCCCATGTACAAAAATTTGAATTAGAAGCCAAAAGTAAAAAACCTTTTAAACTCAATAAAGACCATGGTATTTTGTTGTAAGATAACAATAGGCGAGTATGTTTTTCACGGGGTACATAGCTTGGAAATTAAATCCACTTGGAAAATGTTTACCCAGACGGCTAAAATTTTACTACCTAAAAAGATGTACTATGAGAAAGACAGCCGGTATTTTCCTGTAACCCAGATTAAAGACATTTTTAAACGGGGGGACAGGGTTCGTATTGAATTGGGATATAACAACAGTCTTGATACACGCTTTGAAGGCTATTTAAGCCGCAGTCCCCGCCCGACCATTCCTTACGAATTGGAATGCGAGGATGAAATGTGGATACTTAAGCAAAAAGAGGTAAGCGTAAACCGGATGAGTGCCACGGTAAAACAGATTTTACAGGAGGCCGCCCCGAGTTATGAAATTATATGCCCGGATGAGATTTACGGGGATTTTTCCCTGTTGCAAACCACACCGGTAAAAATATTTGATGAATTACGCAAAAAAGCAGGGTTATATACTTTTTTCAGGGGAAACCGCTTGGTATGCGGCCTGCCGTATGCAGACCCCAATATGACCGAAACCATACCTAATCTGGTATTTGGAAACAACATCATTGAAAGCACCTTGCAATATAGGGATATGGAAGACTGCCGGGTAAAAATTTACGGAAGCTCCGTACAAAATAATGGTACGGTAATCCGTGTGGAAGCCGGGGAAAACGGAGGAGATATTGTACGGGAGAATTATGGCACTCAACTTACTAAAGAAGAATTGGAAATTAAAGTAAAAAGAATATTAGAAACATATAAAACCCGTGGCGGTTATTCCGGGGATATTCGGACGTTTGGCTGGCCTGTAGTACAACACGGGCAAAAAGTACATATTCTGGATACCGGGATTTATGAAAAAAGGGATAGCATTAATTATGTGGAGGAAGTAGTTATACGGGTTTCTGCTTCCGAAGGATTTAAACAAACTTTAGTCATAGGGAAATCAGCAGTATGAAAGACTTCTTCGACCATATGGTGTATGAGCGTTTATCGCTTAGTATCGACAAAGGTAGGGTATATGAACTAAATGGGGATACCTGCAAGGTTAAAAGCCTGACCGGTACAAGGGATTATTTACGTTGTTCCCTTACTTCCAAGGTGGAAAACTCAATGGAAGTTTTAAAAGTCATTCCCAAGATAGGCAGTGTGGTAACGGTCGGAATTTTAAAAGATAATGCCGAGGTACTATTGCAAACCTCCGAGGTAGAAGCCGTAGAATATACCACAGGAACTACCCGGCTACTTATAAATAAGCAAGGGTATATTCTGGAGAGGGACGGTGAAAACCTGAGCAAATGCCTGAGTGATTTGATTGATGAAATTAATAAAATCGTGATTATTTACGGAAATGATATTAACCGGCCGTCCATGAATGCTATAAAAAAAAGGATACAAACTATTTTAAAATAAAGGTATGGCAATTACTAAAGCAGAGCTGCAAAAACGTATCAGTAATATATTGGAAAATGATTCTAATAATGTAAATACAAACCCTAAAGATGCCCGTAAGCGTTTAGCTGAGGGGTTAGCTAGCGCAATTAATGATTTTGTTATAGGCAGGGAAACGAAAATAATAGGAACAACCACAGACGGCAAAGGAGTAACCGGGCAGGGAATTATACAAAGTAACTAAGATGCAGGATTTTATAGTAGATGAGAATTACGACCTAGTAATAAAAAACGAGGATTTTGCCATAGGAGACAGCAACAGTCAGGAAATAGACCTGCTGGTACGCTCCTTTAAAGGTGACTGGAAACAATACCCTTTGTTAGGGGCAGAACTTTTAAGGCTGGTAAAAGGAAGGGCTACTGAGGTACGTATAAAAAGGGATATAACAGAAGAATTAAAAAATGACGGCTTCAATATCATAAAAATAAAGGTGGATTTGCCGATTGTGGAAGTTGACGCTAAAAGATAAAAATATGAAAGAATTTATAACCTCATATATAGGAGAATTTATAAGTGTGGTAATTGCGGGTTTTGGGGGCTGGTTTTTTGGACGAAAAAAACAAAATGCTGAAGTAACATCTGCGGAAATAGACAACGAAATCAAGCTATCTGATTATTATAAAACTATGCTGGATGATCTAGGAAGTAGATATGAACAAAAGTATAAAGATATTACAGCTTTATATGAAAGTCGTGAAAAGCTTTTACGTGACGAAATAACTATGTTAAAAAACAAAATTAAAATATTAAGACAAGAGAATATTTCTCTAAAAAAAAGAATATCTGAACTAGAAAAAGAAGTTATAAAATGATAGTTACCACTCTTAGAAAACAGAATTATCTGGATTTAGCCATACAATATATGGGGAATCCTGCCGAAGCTTTTAGTCTGGCTTACCAAAAGAAGGAAAGCCTAACCAAAGATTTACAGGCCGGAGAAGAAATAAGTATCCCGAAATATGATCAAAAATACCAAGATGTAGTAAACTATTTTAAAGCAACTAAAGCAGCTCCCGCTACAGCTTATCCTTTCCAAGAGGTGGGAATGCAAGAAGGTGTCGGATATTGGTATATCAATACGGATTTTATAGTGACTGAAAAATGAAGAATACAGAAGAAATATTTAATATAATCATTGAGGAAAAAGAACGGCAGGAAGCTTTAAATGGGTTGACCAGCACTAGCAGGGTTGCACAATGGAGGTTGTTTGCGTACGTTGTGGCCTATGTGATTGATCTGCTTAGGCAAATGTTCGAGGCCCATAAAGAAGAAGTAAGCGAGTCTATTTCTAAATTCAAACCTCATACCGCCCGGTGGTACAGAAATAAAGCCCTCGCTTTTCAGTATGGGTTTAATTTATTTGCAGATTCCGATAAATACAATAATAAAGGGCATACAGATGATGAAATCGAAGCCAGTAAAATTGTTAAATATTCTGCGGTTACCGAAGCGGAAAGCCAAAGTCGGCTCATAATTAAAATAGCAGGAGAAAATAACGGAGAGTTATCCCCTATTACCGAGCCCCAAAAAGAGGCTTTTATCTCTTACATGGAAGAAATCAAAGATGCGGGGGTACCGCTAACAATTATTAATTATTTGCCGGATCTGTTATATCTGAATATTACCATAAAACGCGATCCTTTGGTTTTAGATTCCTCGGGAAATGCCATATCCCCTCTAAATGGTGATATACGCCCTGTTGACACTTCGATAAAACAGTTTTTACGGGAGTTGCCGTTTAACGGGGAATTAATCTTGTCAAAATTGACGGATAATCTACAAACAACAGCGGGGGTTAAAGATGTAAATATTGACGGGGCTTCCTCCGCTTGGATAGATCCTAATAACAACGATTATGGAGATGCTACCGGTATATACATGAGTAAAATTCCAGAATCGGGGTATTTTACCACGAAAGATAAAAACGGAAAGTATTTAGTTCAAGTTAATTATGTGGTATAAAGTAGATATTAAAAAATTAGTCATCTGGCTTATTCCCATGGAACTACGTAAGCCTTATAGGATTGCGTATTTATTTTCACTTACTAAACCAATATCTGACATTCTTTATATCTGGCAGCAAATGCGCTCAGATAATATATATAAGTTGGAACACAACGGGCAGGTTTGTTACCTCCGTAAAGCGCTAAACGACCGCTTCGATCCCCAAAAAAGAAGAATTATCATAGTAGGTGCGCAACGCTATAAAGAACAATATATTTACACCAAAGGAGAAAAAAAACCGAAGTACTTAGGGACAATGTATTTGCGTCGCAGTACGGATTTCGGCGACAATGGAGTTGATTTTTTAGTGCTGGTACCTGCAGAGCTTTTGGACGAAAATAATTACGAAATGAAAGCGCTTATTGATTATTACAAATTGGCAAGTAAAAGATA